ATCTACATCTATCATCAAAGATATATGGTGTTGGTATTGAACCTACTAAAGCTCTATTAGAAGGCCATACTGGTTTTACCCATTCACCATAAGTTAACTCAGGATTATCTTTCCATTTTCTATCATCGTGTAGTGATTTTATTTCATCATAATCACCTGCAGTTAAATGTTTACCATTTAACTTAAATCCACATTGGTCTTGTAATCCACCTGTAACATTTACAATTATTGGTGTTCCAGCCATTAATGATTCACAAGTTCCTAACCCAAATCCCTCATTAGAAGCCATATTTATTGTTACAGCAGAAAAGTTATAAATATGATTTAATTCATGGGGTTCTACTTTTTTATCACTAAAGTATACTTTGTACTCAGGACATATAGCTTTTACTACATTTGGTAGGTGTGTTCCATTATCATCAACTGGTTGTGTATGCATCAGTAATGCACATTTATCAGCTTTTTCTTTAGGTAACATATCACAAAATGTCTTAAATGCTAATATAACATCACCTGTCATTTTTCTACGAATATTTCTATTATTATAAAACACCACGAATTCAACTTCAGAATCAGTTAGTCGTTTTTTTGTGCTTTCAACAAGTTTTTTTTCTTTTTCATCAGTTACAGTTTTAAAATATTTTTCTGATATTCCGTGTGGAATATAAGTACAATCCCAATCAGTTCTTGGTGTTGTTTTAGCAACTTCTTTTACTATAGCAACACTTTGTTTAGAAATATTCATAATTAAATCTGAAGATTCGTAGAAGAACTCATTGTATTGTGGAGCTGGCCAATCATCCCATATATTATAGTAAAAAATAGGTATGTGTTGTCGTATTTCGTGTTCCATATCATATAACCACATCCAAAATCTTGGGTCTGTATAATGCATAATAGCATCTGGTTTTTCTCTATCCATAACCTCTCGTAATACATCAGGATTACCATAACCATCTATGGGATATATTGTTAGTTTACCATCTTCAACACCTGTTTCGGCCCGTAGAGTTTCATCCATATTAACAATCTTACCAGCATCAGGGTGCTTTATTGCTCCACCTATCTGAATCCAATCATAATGATGGGCTGTACCAAGTACAAATTCTTTAGACATCGTACCAACACCAGAAGACATTCGTAAATCATCTGACATTAATAGGATTTTTTTCTTAGCCATATAACCTCTAATCTTTTAGTAATTTTTTATTTTTTAAAGGTACGTCAAAGTAATCTAACATTTCTAACTTGTCTTGATAACCTGACATCTTTCCTAATTCAGCTTCAATCGTTTCCATAATATCAGGATGTTCTCCGACACCAACTGTATTATTTAACATATTTTCAATATTTATACGATGTTTCTCTATTTGAGCTCTAAACTGTAGTTTACTAGCTTTTAATAAATCATCTCTTAAATTCATAATCTACTCCCGCTTGGTATTAATTTATTATATGATTGAATTGATTCTTTAAACTTTTCATCTAAAACATATAAATCCATTGAACGATTTACCAATTTTTGTAGGGTAAATTCATCATCTAATGTGCTTGATTTAAACTTCTTATATAACTCTTTCAGTATTTTAACTGATGTTAATTTGTATTCCATAAAACCTCTCTTAATATATACATATATAAGTATATACTAATTTAATATTTTAACCATTTTTTTTTCATTTTTAGCATATTCTACTGTGCTCATTGTACCTCTTGATTCAACACCATCTGGAATAAATGCTATAACTATATCACTATATTCTGCAATCTGTTTATTTCTCTTAAAGTAATTTGAAACGTAATATGGTTTAGTGTATTCAGTTGCTGGATTCTTACAATGCATATTCCAATTATAATGAGATGGTGGAAACTCTACATAATTCATATCAAACTCTAATGCAAACTTTTTAGCAAAACCATCTACACCCTCTCGTTGACCACCACTAACTATTTCTACCTCATCACCATGTTTTTCTTTTATCTGAAATATTAAATCTTTTATTTTTTTCTTGTTGGCGTAACTACGACTACCAACTATACCAATTTTAATCTTCGTAGTCATTTCTCTTTTGCTGTTTTACTGGTTTATCTGAGGTAGTGAATTTAGCTACTTCATAAAATTGTTGTAGTCCATTAACTATAGAATTAGTATTTGAATATTTGAATTGAAACCTTTTCCTAGAAGTATAAGATAAATCTGTTGGAATTATATCAAACCATATAAACTCATTTGCTTTAATAGTAGAACCTGGTGTAACAATAGTTTTAAAAGATAACTTTTTTTCCCACTTCATCAAAAAGTTTTTTAAATCAGTAGTAGCTACTTCACCATCTTCATACCATAGATGTAACAAAACTGCTACACGTAACTCATTATGAATATTATTAATTTTTTCCATAATTTTTGATTCTATTTCACTATTAATAAAGTCACTTAGTTTTAGTCTTAAACTTAGTTTAGTTGTCATTATTTAACTCCTACATCACAATGTTCTGTTTGATTGAACTCACAGTATCTGCAGTTCTTTTTAGATGGTTGTTTAACATAATTATGTTTTAAGTTATACTCCCCATCAATAAAAGACTCACCAAGAAACTGGTTTAAATTATTCATTAACTTATTTATACTTGGTTTACCACTAGCTGGTTGAAATGTCTGAACCCTACGTTGTGGAAAATCTACCTTTTCATATAGTTTACGCTTTACGATAAAGTATTCTATATCAATCTTATCTACTGATATATCGTGTTGAGCACCATAGAAATGTTTGTATAATAACAATTGGTCTGTTTTAGACTTATCAGCCTTTTGCCATTTATTCCAACCCATTGTAGAAGTCTTGATATCTATAATCTTATATCTGTCTCTTACAGTATCATAAATTATAACATCTATATAACCAATAAACTTAATTTTATTTGGTAAGTCATAATCAACAGGTACTTCTATACCAACTAACTCATAACCCTTCTTACTGAAATACATATTACGTTTCTTCTTAAACCAATCTAATATCAGTAATCCGTGATTGTAAAATTCTTGCATATCAGATTGTTCACAAAATACTTCACCACCATTCTTTTCCATAATTTGAGTATAGTTTGTTTTCATCCGATGTAATAACATCTTTTCTAATGGAAGTGCATCTGCTACTTTAATAGTGTCATTATACATTACTGTAAGATATGTTTGTAATACTTCGTGCATACTTGTACCAAAAAGAGTATGTATACTATCTGTCCAAACACTCAACTTATCAACGTAATTTAGTTTCCATTTATATGGACACGTAACCCATTGATTGTATTGACTATAACTTATTCGTTTCATTAATCCATCCACTTTCCATGTGTAAATAAATGCCAAGTTTTGTGTTTAAGTATTTCCCACATCAATCCAATATAAGAGTCGGATTCATAGAATCCCACGTTACAAGTATATTTATACATTACTTTCCCCACTTATCACGTCCAACGATTGTAGCCATAATTCCATAGTTTGAAACATCAAGATAAGCATCTTCTAATGGTTCATCTTTAACAGCTGATTCTCGATTGTTCATCAGTAAAGTTTTTACTCGTTGTAACTTATCGTTCATACGAAACCACAAACCTGTAAGTGATAATTTAATCTCTTCTTCATTTTGTAACTGAGTTCCTACAGAGATATTACCTGGACCATAGTCGTGTTGCTTATGTAAGAACAATTCGTATTGTTCTCGTTGTATTTTTCTGAACTCTTCTGTCATCTCTGGCCATTCTCTTTCCATCTGTTCTACTATTGATTCTGACTTAGACATATTCTTAGAGTCTTTTATAACTTTCATATTATATTCCTATTTACATAACTGAATATACGAATAAAATCGTATACAAGTCAAGTGGTATTTTATTCTTCGCCAGCGACATATCCACCGACAGAACCAAGTACATTTAGACCAAGATCTTCAATCTTCTTGGGTTCAACTCCCCATTTTGTACATATTTCTCCTAATTCTAACATTCCACCTTCAGTAAGATATAACATTTCAATCATATCATAAGCTTCACGTTTACTGAATTTTTCTTGATTCGCAACTATATTAATTAACCAACTTGGATGATCCATTTGATTTCTCCCTTTTGTATATTTTAACCATTTATTACCTTTAGGTAAAATATTT